GATAACTCTACTATTGTTGTCGTTGCTCCTAGGATTCTGCTGGCGAATCAACTATGTTCCGAGTTCCTAGAACTCATCAAGGATGTATGTGTGATTCACGTTCACAGTGGTGAGACCAAACATTTCAGCACCACTAAACCTGAGCGTATCAAACTTGCTGTTGGTATGTGTGACCTTGCACCTACCAATCGTATCATCTTCACTACCTACCATTCTTTACATCGTATTGTAGAGTCTGGTATCAAGGTAGATACTATCTATTTCGACGAGGCACATAACAGTGTTCAGCGTAATTTCTTTTCACCTACCGACCATTATTCGTCTATGGATGGTGTGCGCTGCTTTTTCTTCACTGCTACTCCTAAGCATAGTGCTACTATCTTCAAACCTGGAATGAATGACGCTGCCGTTTATGGCAATGTTATTTGTAATGTTTCTGCTCCTGAGTTGGTTGATGGTGGTTACATCTTGCCTCCTAAGGTTGTAGTCAAGAAGTTGGAGATGGTGCAGGATAAGCAACACGTTGCAGAGCGTGATGCTGAGAACCTGATTGAGTCTATTGATGAGAACTCCCTCAACAAGATTCTTATCTGTGCTCGTTCTACCAAGCAGATTGTTGCTCTTACTTCTAAGTCTGACTTCACCCATCAGATGCATCAGCGTGGTTATCATGTGATGTATATTACTGCTAAGACTGGTGGTATTATTGATGGTAAGAAAGTTCATCGTGATGTGTTCTTTCAGATCCTGAATGATTGGGGTAAGGATTCTACCAAGAAGTTTGTGGTTCTTCATCACTCTATCCTGTCTGAAGGTATCAACGTCAGCGGACTTGAGGCAGTGTTGTTTATGCGTAACATGGATTACATTGGTATCTCTCAGTCAATCGGTCGTGTGATCCGTCTGGGAGGCAGTGAGAAGACCTTTGGACTGGTCTGCGTTCCTGTCTATGATAAGGTGGGTATCAGCACCGCTAAGAGCGTTCAGGCGGTGGTAGATACAGTATTCCAGCAGGGTGAACCTGCAATTTCTGTTGTACGTCGTTGAATTTCTTATCATGAACAACACAATTTATCTTCGCATCTATCAACCCTCTGAAGATTGTGAGTTTACACATCATGATCTTTTTAATACTGGAAAACTTTCCAGTATGCTTGGGCATGGTCTAAAGCAATACACACTTAAATCTGGAGATATGACTCTTGTTGTATCTAAGTCACCCTGCATGGATGATTGCGACTCTATCAATTTAGCTCTTGTTAAAATTAAAGGGTTATCTCAATATAATCCATGGAAGTCGTATGGAGAATTTGAATGTTTCGATGTAGATTTTATACACTCAAAAACTGTGAGTTATAATAGTGAGTATGAAAGTTCATCTGGTAAAGTATTTGATATTGCTCGATCTATTGGTACTGGTCATCAAAACAGTGCAAAAACTAGAGAACTTGCTCTTTTCATGCTTCTTGATATGCACGGTTGAATAACTGTCCACTGGGAGCAGAAACCCCATCTGCTCCTGCTATAATACTAAAGTAATCAAAGGAAACCACCATGGTCTGCGAAGTCAAACTCTATGTTGCTGGTAAAGTCTTCATTGAGACTGTCCATGCCCGTGATTATGAAGATGCTAGGAGGACTGCTATTGCACGCAACCCAACCGCACGGGTTCTGGGTGTTAATGCCAAGATGTAATGAATAAATTTCAGAAACCTGATGTACCTAACTCTAGTCTCCTGGCTAACAATCCAGGAGACCCAGAGGGTTATGTAACTAAGGATGGTATGTTTGCTGCTGTTCCATGTGGTAAAGTGTTCATCATTATACATAATGGGAAGCAAGTTCATCAGTGTAAAACTTATAAGCAATCCCTTGCTTACATTAAAAAATTAGTTAAGATTAACAAGAAAACTAACTCACCTCTGGAGAAAATCCTATGAACAAGGAACAGAAGCGTAAGGAGGCATTCTTTATCTTTTATGATAGCGTATTAAAACCTGACGCTGAACTCAGAGTGTATGCTCATGAGCAGGAATGTTTCCATGAACTGATGGAATGGCGGGAAGAAATTATCACTTACCTAGACAAGAGGCGCAATGACGGATTCTGATTACACCTGGTACGATGAATGTTTTCGTGTGGAAGAAGGCATCCTATGGAATAGTTTTCTTAAAGATGGTACGGCAGTTCTTTCTACACTAACTAAGGAGATGTGTATTACTGAAACACGTTTCTATTTGAAAGCAAAACAGGATGGATTTGACAAATCAAAAGAAAGAACCTATGATGGTACAGTTGGAGGAAAACTATGAGCAAGCGCACATTTGTAACCAAGTCTGGTGATACTTGGGAGTGGGAAGAAAGTAAAGAGACCAAGAAAGCACTAGCACAATACTGGGCTGGTGATTATCAGGGTCCATTGTATGCACCACATCCTGATATTGTCAAGGAACAGGATGACAAACTCAACTATGATACGAGTGGCAAATGAAACCATTAACACCAGAAGAAGTTAAAGAAGCAGCGGATACTTTCTTTCCGCTGTTTGATATTGTGCATTGTAGTATGCCAGAGAATTCTACTGTTGAGGACACACTCAAAGTGTTAGAGACTGTGTGTAATCTTGCACATAGGAATCGTGATGAAGAAAAAATCGCTGCCTTTGGTTTCCTGAAAGATGAAGAAGAGACAGAATCAGAATCAGATTCAACAGAAGATACATAAGTTAGATGCACCTAACCCAATGTATGAAGAACTAAACGACTTTGAGAGAGCTCTTTCTCATTTTGGTACAAGGGTAGAACTTATCTGTGCAATGGAACTTGGTTCTAAGATTGATGCAGAGACAGCATATCAGAATATCAAGATAGAACTGAAAGAGCTCAAGAAGATTAGGAAGAAAGAAAAATGAGTGATAGTCTCAAAGTCACACAGAATGAGGATGGTTCTTTTACACTAGACTGGGATAAGAAAGATCCAGAGTGGTCTTGGATGAACGACCTAACTAGTAAAGAACTGCAAGCAATTGTAGAGCAGGTTATTAGGGAGGATGCAAATGAATAAGGATTACTCACACTATTCACTAGAGTCATTGAAGACTTGGATTCATGATGCTATGGAATCAGATGCTGAACCTGAGGAAGTGTATGAAGCAATCAGCGCAGAGATTGATTCTCAAATCAAATATCATACCCAAAAGTTACACTATGCCAACAAGTTAAAGACTATGTTGCAACATGGTGGGACACGTTCACATTTACCAACTATGGACGATTTTAAGGCAGAAGGGTATGAATATACACCATTGATCCCAAAGAAAATCTAAAGATTATAGATAGTTGCAACTGGGTATGCTATCATACTCTCACACCACCAATGGGGACTAATGACACTACCAAACAACACCGAAAAACTGGACAAAAATGAGGTAGAAAGCATCAACAATGCAGTCAAAGATGCAGGTATTCGTGCTATTCATCCCGAAAAGATGGAGGCATACGCTGACTACCTTGTAGCACAACTGAATAATCAAAACGGCGGATTTAACATTCCTCGCAGTCGCACTGGTGGTGCACTCGAAGAATAAATACTTAATATACAGAAACAATCCTATGGATAGCATCGAACAGCATATCGAAAAGGATAAAGAAATCCTTGAAGATCCTACTCTGTCGCCACAAATGCGTCGCCACACTGTAGATGAACTTGAGCATCTTGAGAAGTTCCATGATGCTCACCCTGAAGATCATCACGATCCCTCAGCATTTGAGATGTATTGTGATGAGAATCCTGAGGCGGATGAGTGTAGAATTTACGAAAGCTAAGACAGTCTAACAAGTGTCACAGCACCCTTCCCAAGGGTGCTTTTTTATTGTATATTATAAGGGTGGTTGAGAGACCACTCACACACTGACCTCCTACGGGACTAAACCAAACGGGAGCGCTGGTCACCTCCCAATTCTCTATTTTCTTCATCATGGCAACTCGCTCTCGCATCGGTATCCAACTCAAAGACGATTCTGTGCTGTCTGTTTATCACCACTGGGATGGTTATCCTGAGTGGTTGGGTCGTCAACTGATGGAACATTACAACACTCGTGATAAGGCAGTAGAACTGATTGATGGTGGTGACATGAGTGTTTGTCTCACTGATGATGGTGAACCCTCTCCACAGTATTACTCTCAGCGTGGTGAAGATTGCCCACCTCGTCTTGATGATAACATCTTTCAATATCTTGACAAGGACAACAATGAGGAGTATGCTTATGTCTACACTATTCATAACAAGTGGGTTTGCTATGATATGCACTCATTTGACTATCGTAAGCAACCTGAAAAGGTCGAAATCCCTGCTGGTAAAGTGAAAGAGGGTGCAATCTGATGCGCCTTTGGGAATTCTACAACTCTGAAGATGATGAACTCATTGAGGTAGAGGCAGACGGATTTGAGGAAGCATATCACATTGCTTTTAGTGATGATGAATTTGATTCTGAAAAGTTCGAACTCTATCGAGTCGATGGACAGGCGACTGGACTGTAGGTGAACTGTCCACTATGCACCCCAGTTCGCGCTGGGGTGCTGCTATAATAACAAGGTAAACAAGGGAGAGATCCATGGGCGCTGGTTGCACTAAAGATCATTTCATCCAGGATGCTGCTGAAGCTTATATTGTCTACAAGGTACAGAAACTTGCAGTTGAGAATAATGTTGCTCTGACTAATGATGTTGATGAAAAGTATGTTGCATTTTTGACGTATTGTAGTGATCGTGACATCACTCAAGAGTTTGATAATAGTGTCTATAAAGAAAATATTGATGCTGTCATTGATAATTTCTTTCAGAACTTAATTGCCAAATATCCTGGCAAAAAGTTTGATGTTGTTGATGTGGAGAAAGAGTTTCGTGATAAGAAACTAAAGGGTGATTTTATCATTCGGTTTGAAGATAATAGTCATGTATCATTCTCCCTGAAAAATTATAAAAAGGGTTTTAATCGTATTCAGTTGTGCTCTGGCACTTGGTTATCTTTCCTCAATAATTTTATCTTTGAGTCTGCTGGTGTTGGCACTTTCATTGATCCTCACACTGGTATTACTTTCCAGGGATGTGATACTGAATATCGCAACGAGTTAATAGAATTTATGGGATATTCTTCATTGCTTGAGGCATATAATTTTTGTGAATCAGTTAATAAGATTGTGCGTGATTACTATGTGAAAAGTGATGATGCACGTTATTGGAGTAAAGTTTCATCTAAGTGGAAGAATGATTGTGCATTTTATGGTCTGAAGGCAGCACAAACCATTATTACTGCTCTTGATAATATTCCTGGTGAAAAAGTAAAGAAACGCATTATCAAGATGGCAGGACTTAACTATGATGAGGAGTTGCTTTTGGTAGGTAAGGGTAAGTATCTGTGCTCCCTCTTCAGTGAAAAGTATCGTGCAATGCTGAAGCGTGTAAATTCTGATCAATGTGTAGTAGAATATAAGACAAATAAGAAAGGAATATTGTTCACTTTGTGTGATGATGCTGGCGTGATTGTTAGTATCGAAGTTCCTTTTACACTACAAAAGAATGGTGCCTGGCATCTTCCTAAGCAAAAATATTCTGACTCTCAATATCATGCAAAAGAGGGAGTTGATTTGGTTTATGGTGAGCGTCGTCCTAAGAAATCAAAAGAAATTAACACCTCTACCAATACCTATCTAAATCTCAAGAAAGCGGGAGTTTGTTGAACCTGTTTTCAAATGCTTGACAAAAGCATTTTCTTGAAGTACACTTGAAACAACTTTGAAAAGACAATGAAAGATCCTATTACTCCTGTTAATGGACCAATTGATGTAAATCAATTCCCTGATCCACCAGAACTTACTACTGGTTTAGAATATGTTGGTGACGGTAAAGTAATTCTTGCTGACATAGATGATGTCGAACCCGATGTTGAGACTGATCCAGTTTTTACATCTAAGGATGAGGATCTTGAAAATCAATTATTTAATAGTCTCAAACACGTTGGATTGTTGTATAAACATGAACCGGGACATGGTTACTGGGATCCAGTGAGAGAAAAATGGAGACTTTTATCTGGAAGGAGTAGAAAAAAAGGTTATGATAAGTTGGGGGCAAAATATTATCCACTAAGACCAGTTAAAAAGAAAGACGGTTATTCTGATGAAGATATAAAAATAGCACTCAGAAATGAAGCATCTGATGCTGATTGCCACAACCCTCAGAGAGATTTAACATGGCCTATTGTTTCTGAACAAAATGCAATGGTCATGAACGATGGTGGGGGTTGGTTTATTGGTCATCCAAAACTCATGACCGGAGAACATGATTATTCTTTTGATGTTTTCTTGATGTATTATAAGAGTAAGTCCTCATGGGTGGGTAAATGGGGTGATGAAACGACCCCTCAAAATTTTCCTAGAAAGATCTACAATAGGATGATGACGCTTGCTACATCTGGTAGAAAGATTAGCAAGAAATCAAAGGAAACAATCGATCAGCAACATAATAAGTGGAAATTGACTCAAGACAGTGAATCTGATATTAGATTGGTAAACATCAATGATCCTGTTGCAAATGGAACATATTATGGAAAAGTTTTGTTGGAGTGTTTTGATAATGAACAAGATTTGGTATTAAATTTATATACTACTAAAGATGTACCTTCCAATGTAGACAGAGTAAGAATCGATTTTATTGAAAAAGTAAGTAAGACAGTTGCAAAAACTTTACAAATTGCATATAAACAACTTGGATATACTGAACAAAAAGTGTGGGACTTGGTTGGACAAGTTCATAAATCTGTTTGGTCTAAACTTAAAATTCATTATACTCCATGTTATGATACTGAGGGAAATGAACCATTTAAGGTGAACATATCTCAATTTGGAGAAATTGATCAGTATAAAAATGCAATTTGATGTAATAGCAACGAATCCACCGTTTCAGGATTCTACCAACAAGAAGAAAACACAACACAAATTATGGATTGACTTTACACAAAAAACATTCAGTGAGTGGTTAAAACCTGGGGGAGTTCTCCTTCAGGTTTCTCCTAGTAGTTTTTTATCACCATCCAATAAGATTCTCAAGATCTTTCAGCAAAAGGACGTAAAGTTCCTGCATTTAGAGACAAAAACCTATTTTCCAAAGGTGGGAAGCACATTCGCGGACTATATGATCCGCAACCGTCCCGGCAACAAAAAAACAGAAATTGTAACTGAACAGGGCACATTTTATCAATCCATTGATAACTCTGTGTTCTATTTGCCCATCGATGTGTGTAAAGAATCACTGTCTATTCATCGTAAGGTTATCTTCAATCAAACTCACAATCTTGATGTTCGTTATGATTATACGACTTGTCACAATGTCAATATCTTGAGAAAGACTGAGATTCTGAGTAAAACTAAAGAGGGTGAATATGTGCATCCGATCTTACACACAAACAAGCAGACTTGGTACTCAAAGATAAGACAGGATTGGGCAAGTAAAAAGAAAGTAATGTGGTCACGGAGTGGGTATACCAAACCATTCTATGATGATGGTGTGTTGGGTGGTACAGATATGGCATATTACGTGTTAGTTCCTTCTGAAGAATGTGGGAATAATCTTGTACACAACATGAATAGTAAGTTGATCCGATATATTCTGACCACTGCAAAATGGTCTGGATTTGGTAATGAGAAAGTATTTTGTAGGTTGCCAGATTTACCATTTGATCGTAAAATGACTGATAGTGAGGTTTATCTGTTGTTTGGATTGACGGATAAGGAGAGAATGTATGTTGAGGATTATGTGGAGTAAAATTAAAGATTGCATGGACAATCACTCTTATATGGGTGAGATTGACCGTGATGAATATCGTGTGAAGGCAACAGCTGAGGTATTCACTCCTACTGATTTGGTTATCAGGATGCTGCAAAAATGTGATCCTAATGATTTCTCTCCGGGCAAAACAGTTCTTGACCCTGCATGTGGTGATGGTCAGTTTTTAGTAGCAGTGAAATGGTATAAAGTATTTGCATTTAACATGAGTGAAGACGACGCACTGAAAGACATCTATGGTGTGGATATTATGCGTGATAATGTAGATCTCTGCAAAAAAAGACTTGGTGGTGGTACAATTATTATGGGTAACACATTAGATCCAAAAGCAGAATTAAAAGGACAAACTGACATCGAACACGCTCAAATGAAGCGTATATTTTTATCACAAGTATCAGTCATCGATGTTGGTATAGTGGACAGTTGAGTTGGTGGCACAGCACACGCTGAGACCCTGCTCTGATGCCCTATAATACTAAGGTAATCAACGGATGACCAACTGATGACTTACATTCCTTCCATGCACTCTGAGACCTTTGCTGACTTTGTTGCCACTCAACAGGCACGGAATGATATTCAGTTGAACATTGTTAAGTATTGCCTGATGCTCTGTGATGCACTGCAGGCAGACTATCAGGGTCGGTATAGTCATGGTAGCAACTATACTTTTGCTCTTGATTCTTCTGGTCGTAAGTATCACAAAGTCTTCATGTATATCAATGGTCAGCGTGATTCTATTCATGCCTTCATTGATAAGAAGACTGGTGATGTATTCAAACCTGCATCATTCAAAGCACCCGCTAAAGGTGCACGCTACAATGTTCTGAACATTCAGTCCCGTGAGGAAATGTTTGAGCGTGCTGATTGGGCAGGTTCCTATCTCTACATCCGCTGAGGTTATTATGCAAAACTACGAAATCATCGTCGAATGGAACAACTGCGCCTCAAACATTCTGTATGATAAACGCACCACACCTAAGACACAAGGAGGGAGAAACCGTCAACTAGCAAATGTAGTGAAGAAGTACGAAGAATATTTTGCTGGATATGATTTTATGCGTCTAACTGTCACCGCTATCTAATCATGAAACTCAACAATCTTAAAGTCTATTGTGTGATTGAGGAGGACCAAGATACCATGGTTGAGGTCATCCGTGAGATGGATTCTGAGTGTAAAATCTCCACTTGGGAACCTGACGGTGATGATGAGAACCCAGGAACTTGGGGGATGTTTGTTGATGACTTCCCTGCTGAGTTGTATGATAAGATTGTAGATTGGTTAGAGAGTGAGCACTCTTGGTGTTTAGATAGGGAGGTTGAAATGTCATTAGATGATGAGGATGCTAATGTATATCGAGAGTATATTGCAGACTAATGCCCACAGCAGGAGATAGTCCATTTGAGTTAAACCCTTTCATTGAACTTGTAATGCAATCCAACGCCAACAAAACCATGTATCAAGACATCCCACTTCGCAACCCAAATGTTAATCCTGGTGCACTTGCTGCAGGTATCTACTACATCGGTGATTTGTCCTATCTTGGTGAGAAGATCCTAGACTGGGATGAATACATCAACTGTATCGCACCTAATAACAACTGGAACAATGTGCAGTCAGGTATTCTGAAGACTAGCAAAGGTGAGTACTTTGCAACATTCTCAACATACTATGGTGATGGTGCTTTTTATGACCAATATGATAATGAATATTGTGTAGATAGTGGGCGCCTTGGTGCATTCCCACTGACACAAGAGATGTTACCTGACCTTGACACTTCACTGGGTAATGTGGTAGTATTTGATCGTGACTTCACCTGCGAATTTGATGAGGAGACTGGAGTTATGCGCTTTGAAACTTACTTAATTGAGACTAATCCTTATTATGGTGATGAGTAAAGCTGAGAAGTTAGCGTTCATTGGTTCATTTGTTTGGTTAATGCACTGGGGTTCATGTCTATCATCGAAATTAGTGGAGATGGTTTTGTTTACGACATCTGTGAGGATGTTACCCGGTGGTTTCTGAATAAGTATTATCCAAGGCACAAACTTCATGTGGAGATTGAGCATCATCAACTTGATGATTACCGTGATTTTGGTTACTGTGATGTGGTCGGTAAAAGATACCGTCCGCGTCACTTTTTGATTGAACTTAAACCGTTCATGTCTGAGAAGAAGTATATAAAAATCCTTTTTCATGAACTGACGCACATGGGACAGTTCATAGACGGTTACCTCAAGCAGAAAGACGGAAAATTGCTATTTTTCAATGAACCTGCTTCAGATTGGGATTATGAGCATCAACCCCATGAGATAGTTGCACGGGAACAAGAAGAAAATCTATATGCACTGTACCAGTTGGAGAAGCGCACACCAACCGGTGCAAACGCGCCCAGGGTGCTGCTATAATAACAAGGTAAACAAGGGAGAGACCCAATGCAACTCACAGCACAAGGCGGCAACATGGTTGTTGACTTTTATCCGGTGAAGATGTATGATGGTTCTATTCACAATCGTTTGATGCTGAAGATTGTTACCTTCATGGGTGGTACTCAATCCAAGTCTTACATCAATAAAGTAAACATGCAGCGTGAGATTGACTCCCGCGTTCATGGTTATAACTATGATGTAACCGGTTTCAATACTGATGCTCAACTGTATAATTCTGCTATGGGAATGGCCTGCTAATGTATTACTTTCCTAATCGTCTAATGAACGATTCCAGACAACAACAAACTAAACCTATGGAATTCATTGATTACGTTGCTCAACCTCCACGTGCTCAGTTTGAGGCACCTGAACTGACAGAAGAAGAACTGTTGGCTGATTGTATTGAGGTCGATGGATTGTTCTACCTGATTGATGAGAATCACAGTGGGTTCTTGTTCCTGACGGATGAATGTGCGAAGAAATATAAGATTGAGTGTGGTGAGAACGGTGATGCCGAACCCATTGATTGGGACATTTGGTGTGAACCAGAGGAACTGGAAAGGTATAAAGATAAGGGATTTATGTGGAACTTTGACATCATGCAATGTGCTGGTGTTTATGATAGTAATGGTAAGATGGTTAAAGAAGCATGGAACGATGATGATGTTTACATCATGAATGGCATCGTTGAGGAGATGCTAAATGATGAAGGTTGTGAGGTTATGGGATGGTGTGACGGCTGATCCACTGTCCACCAGGAGCAGATTCGACTTGACGGATCTGCTATAATAAGTTCATCGAAAACAAAGGGAGACCAACCATGACTGATCGCGAAGCACTCCAACTGCGGGATAACATTCAAGAGCAGATCAGTATTGTATCTGAACTGTGGGACTGGTCTGACTTTGAGGAGACTGCACTTTGTCAACTTGTGTGTGATTGTTTCGAAGACTACTGCATCACCAATGAGGAGGTTCTGACACGTTATGGATCATGACACCTATGAATTCTGGTACGGTAAATCTATGGAGGAACAAGAAGAATCCGTAGAGCAATCTATCATTGCACTGTCCAGACGTAAACTCAAATTGTTGGATGAGATCCAACAAATCAACATTCACATCGAACAACTTCGCGACTCAATCAAATGATCAAAGCAGCAGAACAAATCGCACGCGACATCAGTTTCCTGTGCTCCATTGATGAAGCATTCGCAGAATCTCCTGACGACGTTGATAAGGTACTCGAAACATGTGAGGACTTGGGTGGTATCAGTGCAGAGTATTTCTATCATGAGTTTGTCTTGATGTTGGAAGATTCTTCTAAATATCATGATCCTGAATACCTGAAAATCGATTGGAGACTGTCATGAGTATTAGTATAAATCTAACGGAAGGAGAGTTAGACTTGCTCTTATCTTCACTGAATTATCTCACTGAAGAACAGGAAGTCATGCTGATGCACAAACATGGATCAGTCCAAGTCATCTATGATAAGTTGTACTTTGCACTCAAAGAAATGCAAGGTGAACCACATCATAAGTCTCTAATCAAACCACATCGACCACTGAACGGATTTGGCAATGCTAAACACCAAACAGTATAATATCCTTGCCGCATTACAACAGGTTGATAACATCACTCAATTAACCAAGGATAATGATTGGCAGGAGTTTATATACAGTCACCTTACTCCTATCAAGTTTGAATTGGAAAGACAGTATTGTATCTCTATGGAGGAAAAATAATGGCAAAAAGAATGAGAAGAACTAATGGCAATGTGCCTAAGGTTGTTATTGCAAAGGACCAACCAGTTCCACAGAAACAACCTGATCCAGAGGCACTGTATTGCATTGAGGAGAATGTAACCACAGGATGGGAGATTCTAGAGACTAATCTGAACAGAGCAAACTGTGAGAAGAAGTATAATCATTATGCCAATATCATAGGTCTTAATCCTCGTTCTATTCGCATTAGAAGAATTCAGTGAAGGGGTTTCTAAATCTACGTTATCCTGTATTTCAGATTAATATTAATGATTACTGGAAGAGAGCATATGATGTAGAAACTTCAGACCCATTTAATCTAAACAACAGAATTCCTGAGTATCGAAAACAAAATCCAGTATCAAACGAAAGTAATGTAAAAGCATGGAATAGTGAATATTATACTAAAGGATTTGATGATGTTTCGAAAGAACTAATCCATGTTAGTGAGCAGATGTTGTACTCTCATTATAAACACTGGAGTGTAGTCAAATCTTATAATATGTGGTTGATGGAATATGAAGAGAATGATTATGCTGCCAAACATTCTCATTATCCTGCCAAGTGGTCTGGTGTTTATTATGTCAAGTGCGGCAACAATCCTTCTCCGTTGATACTTGCAGATCAGATTATGATCAAACCAGTTGATGGTCTCTATGTTATGTTTCCTGGCGATGCCGTTCATTATGTGCCACCTACTAAGTCCTTTCGTAGAGCAGTTGCATTAAATTTCAAACAAGAAGAAATCAATGATTGAACTACCCCCAGAATTCCAACACGAACCCCCATCTAATTACTCATACCAAGTAACCCAACATAATAAGAAGTATCTTGCTATTTGGATTATTAACCACCAAGAGTTCACATATACTGATACACCTCCCAGGTCA